TAGGTGTGTACTTGGTATTAAAAAAGTATCAGCATAGCCTGTTGTTCCATTTCCTGTCATACCTGTTGCACCATGAGTCATACCTGTAGCAAATGTCAATCTAAAAGCTCCGTTTGTATCTAACGGCTTTACTAAATTCCATTTATTATTTGTTGCCGTACTCCACAATGGTAAATACATTGCTTTTATCTTAGTATAAATACCATCACTTTTAAGACCTAAATAAAAGGTATTTATAGCGTTTTTATCTGCTGAACTTGTTATTGTAGTGTTAGCATTAAAGTAAGCTTGAGCATCGGCATCGTATGTAGGTGTGCCACCGCCAGCAATTACTTTCTGTTTGAATATACTATTTAGGTTACCTATCATATATTTTTTTCTAAATAAGCAATTATACTTCCGCTTGTTAAAGTAATTGCTGTGATATATTCAAAGTAAGGCAAATAATAAGTATCGCCAGCTTTTAAAGTTTTTCCACTTAACCCTAATAAAGTTAAATAATTTTTACCTCCTCCAGTTGCTACACTTATAACTGTATCTTCACGAACATAGAATGCACATATCTGCTCACCTGTTCTTGCGTTTGTATCTGCAATAAGTTCCGAACCCCCCGAAACTCCCGCTCTATTTGCGAATGTTATCATTTTTTATTTTTTTTTAAGTTGTTTCTATGTTTAAATAAACATTTAAAATTAATCCACTTGGATTAGTTACCCATGTAGTAGCATTAAATTCGATGCAAATGTCATCTGTTCCTGAAAAAGAAATATTTAACCCTGTTACTGTTTGCGTTCTTAATAAAGTTGTAGCTCCATTAGTCGCTACTGTTGTACTTATTGTACTTGAAATAGCTTGTGTAATATTTCTAAATTTAATCGTTGATAATTCAGAACTTCCTGTTGTTCCTGTATTTGTTGCAATAATTATTGCACTAACTATTTTACCATTAAAGCCTAATTTAATAGCATGATTAATTGCAGTTGTTGTTGGTGCAATAAAACGTGTAAAATAATAAGTTGTTGCATCAGATGGATTTAAAGTACCTGCTAAAAACTGAACTTGAATCGTATCTTTTTTGGAATCCAATACTGCTTGTAAATCTGTTTGGTTGCTTAATGTTCCTGTGATTGCACCCCAAACACCACTATTTGCAGCGACTTCAATATAAACACTACCAGACCATCTATAAACTTTATTCGTGTCTAAAGCAATATAAATTTTATCACTTGCTCCAATAGCAGGAAAAGCTGCTAAATTTGCGTATTCTAAAACCTCATCTACATAAGCAGGTAAATAAGCAGCATCAACTTTTGCATCACTTGCTAATGGTGCATATCCGTTTGCCACCCCTTTATTTGCTGAATTTTCAGCTGTATAACCTAAAGCTGTTGCAACCGATTTATTTTTCCAAAGGTCTGTTGCACTTTCATAAGTTAATATTTGATTATTAGCTAATGTTCCATGATTTATATATACGTTATGAAGTTCATCAAGTTCCCAGCCATTCATTATTTTAACGTATATCTTACCATTATTTTGGTGAGCATACTCAATATAACCAATAACTACAATGTGTCCTGTACTTCCATCAGGCTTTACGTTTGTTAGGCTTCCAGCAGTTGTTGGACTTAAATAAATAACATCACCATCCGCCCATGTTTCACCTTGTAAAGTTCCAGTTGTATTTATGTTTTCAATTTGTCCAACTGTAATAACAAATCCTTCCTGATTGTTGTTTATATTTTCAGCTACTATTCCAATTGTATCTGCGCTGTTTAAATCATTATTAGCTTGTGCAAAATTAACTGCTAATCTTTGCCCCTGTGCGCTTTGAACTTTTACAGCTTGGTAATTAGCTCTTAATAAATTTTGAGTTGTTTTATTAACTACTCTTGCGTATAAATCCTGAGCTAATTTTGCATTTATGTTACCGCCTTTTAAACCTATTTCACCAGTTCCTAAAGTATCATTCCAAACTACTTTACCAACTGCATTTGTATTTGTTGCTGTTGTATCTAATTGTAAATAATCACTTGTAACACCGCCTGTATTAATTGCGTTTGTTGTTGTTGAACCTAAGTCAGTAACACTTTGTAAATCTTGACTACCGCCTGCACCACCACCAACGTAAGATAAAGCACTCCATAAATTAGTGCCATTACCAATTTTAAGCTTATAGGTTGTGTTTGCTGTATCTTCTATACCTAACTGACCTTTTAATAAAATAGTTGTTGTATCGGCATTCCATTGCGCTGTAGTTTTAGTTAAATGCTGAATGCTCCAATCTACTAAACCATTATCTACATTGCCTGTTTGCGTTCCTAAATCCTTTATTCCAAAGATATTTAAAACCACATCAGCAAATGATTTTAACTTCAATACTCCATTTAATATTTTAAGCCTATAAGGTGTCATGAAGTTCTTATTGTAACGTGATTTTCAAAAATAATTTTATCAGTAATAACAGAATAAATAATATTATTTGTGTCCTTTACTTTTACATCGTAAAGAAACGAACCAACTAAACTAACATTTGCAGAAGTCATAGTAAATTCTGTAATTCCTTCCAATGCTGTTACATGAGTAGTTGTACTCAAACTAATTAAAGCTTGTGCGTCTGTATCTTCATACCTTTTTTTAACAGTAAAAAAGCAAGTGCATCCAGTTAAATCGAACGCAGTACCATCTTCAGAAAGTATCTGAATTTTTACTGGATAAGTATCACCAACAATCCTTCGGATAACCACAAAACCCCCTTCCTTTTTTAATTAATTTTCTTTGTCCTAATTGTCTAATATTTTGTTCTTGCATTAATTCTCTTTTATCATACGAATCATAAAAGTTATATTGCACAGAATCATAAGTAAAATTGTCATTAAATAATTTATCTTTTAATTTATTTAAATAAGCGTTTTTTTTGCTTTGAACATCGCCCATTAACTCAGCACGTCTTTTATCAGTAACTTCAACGCTTGTATCTTCATTGTTTTGTCTTATTCCGTACTGGCTAACATTAGCACCATGCCATAATAAGAAACGATAATAAGAACCTAAAACCAAAAAAGGCTTTATATATTCATTAAATAAAGCTGTTAATTGTGGCTTTGTTGCAATGTTATCCATTAAGTCAGTATAAAACTCATTTGAAACCCATGATTCAAATTCTACTTCCTGAGTATCACGAATGTGAATATCTAAGTCAGAATCTTTTATGTTCTTACTCATTCTGCAATAAGCATCAAAGTCGCTTTTAATTATTAGTGGTTTGTATGCCATTGCCTTTTACTAGTTTTGTTGCTTGTTCTTCACTTAAACCGAATAAAATTACTAAAGTGTTAACCTTTTGTTCAGGTGTTAATATAGTATCTTGTAATATTCCAACTAAACTTTGAGTTCCACCCACACCCAATGTTTGAGCAAGTGTAATTGTACTTGTTTGTTTAGTTTCATCTGTTTGATAACCGCCTATTTCTCTAATTTCAGAATCAGTTAATTTTGCATAAACTTCAGGTGCTATATATTTAATAGGATTTAATTGGGTCATTTCAAAATCTAATTCAGGGTAACATTGTTCTAATGCATCTGTAATAATTTCTTGAAGTAATTTTATTCTATTATTAAATAATTCTATATTATCAGCTATTATATTTGTTGAAAAGCCTACATTACCGCCTAATCCAATTAAAAATGGTGGAACTCCAAAGGCTCTTGCAACTTTTTCAGCAACCCTTCTTGTACTATTTTCAATAGCATTTAATATTCCCTCATTACTTAAAGGTTGGTAAACTGCAAGTTCCTCTTTTGTTTTAGCTTGCAAGATTAAAAGTTTTTGTCTTCCACTTGCTCCTGTTTCGTCTTTTACATTGCCTGTAAATTGCTCCAAAGTAGAATCTAAATAATCTTGTTGAGTCATTCCGTTTTCATCTTCCTGAGTATTATCATAGTTTCCTACTATGTTTAAAATACCACTTGGCAAAAATGAATTAGTTACTGATTCAAGTTCGTATTTTGAGTTTTCTGTATCTGTATTAATATCCTCAATAGCACTATAAAAAGTTGGAATAGGATAATAGTTTTTCATTGGTTTTTTCCTAAAATAATAAAGGATTTCACCAGTATTTTCTCCCCATTCTAAAACGTGTTCACGCAATTGTTGAGTTGATATTACCGAACCATAAAAAGCTGGAAACTCTTTGTTTTTTTCTTTTTTGTATTTATCAGTTCCAAAAGTATTATTAACAATAAAAGTTCCTCTATCTGTTTTTCTTATTTGCTCAAAAGGTACAATTTTTAATTCCTTTACTTTGCCATCAAGTCCGCGCATTACATACAAAGAAACAGCCTGAAAAGGCGCTACATAACTTGTAATTTCTGCAATTAATTCATTGAAAGTTTGCTTTTCATTTATCTTAAAATCACCTAACTGCTCATTTATTAAACCATCGGCATAAATATATTGACTAAGTACATCAATACACGCTGTTGCTGTTCCGCTTTCATCTAATTGTTGTATTAACTTTTGAGGAAAGTCATTATTTGCACCGTATTTTATTAAGTCTGTATTGTTATCCTTGTAGATTTTAACAATACGATTTTTATACGTTAAAGTGCGAGGTTTAAACATGATTTCAAATTTAAGTTATTATAAATAAGTGTAAAGATAGTTAATATAAATCTTTATAATCTACCCACTTGTTTAATATAGTACTTTGATTAGGTGGATGCAAAACAAGTTTCTCTTTTGTTTTAAACCATTTTAATGAAGGCATTAATCCAGCAATGTAAGTATCAATTTGTTTTTCTTCATTCTCAATTTCTTGAAGGATAATTGGAATAGCTTTTTTATTTACAATGTAACCATAACCGCCCCAACTTGCAAAGCATTTATTTAACATGATTGAATAATTAACTACGCTTCCGTTTGGTGAGTAACCACCTAAATGAATGCCATCCCAATCTTCAGGAAGTTCTTTTAAGCAATCTTCTAACTTATTAATAAAATCATCTGTAAAATCAACGTCATCTTCTAAAATAAAAACACTCTCTAAACCTAAGTTCAAAGAGTGCTGAAGTATTGCCTTATGACTGCGAAGCGTTGCTATTTCAGTCGGCAATAAAAAACCATTATGCTTTATACCTTCGGCTTCGGTTGCCTTCCACGTTTCCGATTTAATACTTGCTCTTTTGGAATTTCTTTTGAATTGTTTTCTTCTGTCTCCAGAGGATTGTAAGTTAATGCAATAACATTTTCCGATATTTGCTCGAAAGTTTTTTTTTGATTTTCATTTTCTTTATCATGGTTTGGATTCATTTCTATTAAATGACCTTGACCATTAACAAATAACATATTCGCAAAATAATCATTAAAGTTTAATTGTGTTATTAATACATCGTTTCCTGATTTATCTTTTGTAATTATATTACAATCAATAAATTCTTTTTTAATTCTGAACTTCATATTGTTTTTTTATTTGATTTACTTGTTCCAAAGATAAATATTTTTCGATTGCATGATACCCTAAAGTACCCAAATGAAATTGAGTTTCACAGCTAAATTTATTTGCAACTTCTACTGGTGCAATATTTAATTTTAAAAAGCTACAACCCCACGCATAAAATACATCTTCGTTCATATCAGTTTCAGGATTACAAACGTCTAGTATTTTTAACATAGCTGATTTATGCCTAAATGATAAACCACCATTTCCAACAAAAGGATGAAAATTCCAACTTGCTCCAATATAATCATATTGGTAAAAATCTTCAATCCCTTCCCTTAATAGTCTGCTATCCTCTTGAAATATTAAAATGTTTTCCTCTTTTATTTTATTCCAAAATTCAATTGATTTTAATAGTTTATTGTAACCTCTAATATCATTTATTTCTACTACATGAAATTCACAATTAAGCATTTCTTGAAGATGCCTGTTATCTTCTGAACTAAAAATATAAAGCTTTGTATATTTAGGTAAGTAATATAAATGCTCTGTTATAACCTGATATAAACTTAACCTTCTTGTTTCTACTATTACTGCTGCTAATTCATGCATATTTCAATTGTATATATTTTACACTTCCAAACTTCAAATATTCCATCATAAAAATGATAAATTATCATATTAAAGTTTTGTTAAAGTTAGTGTGTTTTTTTAAAAAGTCAGGTAATTTATTTTTATCAAATTTTACAGCCTTCCAAATATTGTATGCGACTGGGTGCAAATCACTAATATTATTTTGTGGTGTCCATTTGTAAAAAATATTTTCTAAATAATCAGGCTTTATTTCTGTTGCGTGTCCAAAACAAGAATATTTATATTCCATTATTTCACGTTTTTGTGCTGTGCTGAAATGATAAATTGTTAAAGGGCAATCTAAATTTTGCATTGAGTTATGGTTGTTTAAATTTTCAATTCTAATTGGTCTGAAATTATCCAAACATACATAATCAAAAGACCGCCAAAAGTTTAAATATCCTTTTATGCCAAAATACTTTTCAGGATGCGTATATGCGTAATTTAAAGCGTTATTTATTTCTGTTGGCTCAAATATTTCATCCGCATCTATTGTAAGCACTAAATCAAATTTATTTGAATATTTATGTTTTACATTTCTGTGTATGTTTTCAGCAGGGTAATTAATAGCTTCATCCCAAATTAATTTATTGCCTAAAACTTCTTCACATATTATTCTAATTTCTTCACATTTATCAGGGCATTGTAAGTAAGTGTGATAACCATGAGATGGACGATGAACATAACTAATAACCATAGCTTCTACATGGTCTTTAATTGACAATAAACTTTCTCTTAAATATTCTTTGCCATAGTGAATAGTGCTAAATCCTAAAACTTTCATTGTGCTAATTTTATAATATTTTTTACTTGGTGTTTAAATGTATTTCTGTTTAATACTAATTGCTGTCCATTATAAGCAATTTTTTTTCTTTCATCTTCATTCTCTAAATAATAATCAATTTTATTTTTTAAATCTTCTAATGAATTAAAATAAACTAAGTGTTTATAATTTTCATAATCTTGTTCCATTTCAGGATGCGCATAACTTAAACAAAAAGTGCCACTACCTAATATCCTTAATAACCTATCGGAGTTGTATCTTGCTACATTAAAATGACTGCAATTAATTGCTATTTTAGAACCTCTATAAATATTAGCCTCTTCGTGTTGTGAGTGATTAAAATCTCCATTTGCATGTAACCAATTCATTCCAAATAAACCAAAATCATTTCCATAAAAAGATTTTAAATATTCAGCTATCCCAATTCTAAAATTACTCATAGGGTGGAAATTATTACCGTAATTATTACCGCTAAACACAACTTTATAATCGTAATTACTATCGCCAATATTTGTGTAAATGTTTTCGTCATATCCTATTTCTAAATATTCACTTCTATATCCTAAGGAATTTAATTTTCTTACATCTTCCATGTTGCTAAATGCAGTAACATCAACAAAGTGAGCCGAACTTAACATCCAATTAGGAATATTTTTTCTTTTATCACCAGTCCAATTAATTACAAAAGCACCATTTTCTTTGAAGTATTCTAGTGTTTGGTTATTAATTATATTATCTTCTTGTATTTGCATATAAACTATATCAGGTTTGAAGTCATTAAATGCCTTTATACCGTTTATATTTATATTATCGTACTTATAAATCTCTAAATAATTATCTATTCCTAAAACCTCTAAAAATGCTTTTGAAATACTACTTAATTTACTGTCAATTGCTATGTGTAATAATTTAGGCATGAGGATAAATATAATAATAAGGCTGACTTATAATGTCTTTTTTAGTGTATGTTCTATAATCTGATAAATGTAAATGTATTGCATGTATTGTTTTTGAAGGATTTAAAACATTATAACCTGATTGCTTTATTTCCCAAGCAATTCGATTATCACACCCTGGCAAACCTAAATAAAAATCACCACCACTTACATTTGCAACTCCATTAAATATCCAAACATCTTGACTGTTATGAGTATCATGCAAAACTATTTTTTTATCCTCTTTATAATCCCAGCGACTTAAAGCATAGCAGTCATTTTCTTGTATAAAACGAGCATATAAAATAGTTTCATCAAAATAAATATCACTATTTGCAATTACATTAATGCAGTCAGGATAATCTTTTGTTAATTCAAATATTTGTTTATAAGTTAATCTATCAGTTAAGCTAAATATTTTATTAAAGTATTTTGAATTATGATTTATTCGTGAACAAGCATCTAATTCTCTTTGTCTTTCAATATTTTCTTGTTGGTAGTACTGAACAAATAAATTAAGTGGCTTAAATTCGTATTCTCCATTTACGGCTTTCCTAAAATAGTTTTGTGCTTCCAACTTTATATTATTTTCTTTTATCCAATTTGTTAAAAGCATAACTCCTTCCGTCACGCATGAAGAACAATTTATATTAACCGCATGGTTGCATAAAGTTTTACATAATTCAAACAAATCATTTAACCTTTGTTTTGGATTATCTAAAACAGTTTTAACCTTATTAATTAATTCACTATTCATTTAATAATCCTAATTCTCTAAGTTTTTTTCTGCTCCAATTTAAACCAGCTTTACCACCCCATAAAAGATAACTAATCGTTCCGCAAGCTTCTGTATTGCTTTCATCATAATAAGTTTCTGCTCTACTTAAATATGAGTACATTCTTTGTATTGTATCAATACTTACTTTTTCTTTATTCGCTAATTGTTGCGCCCTTACTTTACCTACTTGTGTTGCACATTTATTATTTACTTTATCATTTAATTCAATTCCTCTTTTAGCATTGTTTGAAACGCTTTCAGGATAATCATTATAACTTTCAGCGTTTAAATAACTTGTAAATTGAATACCAATATTTTCAAGTTGTTTAATTACATCATGGTTATTATCATAATGCTTTGAAATTCCTAATTCTTTTATTTTTTCAATCTTTGCTTTATTAGAACCCATTGCATAAACTCTTGAAATAGGTATGTTTAAACTTCTTGCTGTACTTAACATTCCTGTTCTTGACTGCCTTGCTGAAATAATATAAATATCTCCTTCAGTATTTTTTGCAAGTTCTTTGCCTTTATCGGTTGTTAATGTTCCATCATAATCAAATGAAATTTTAACTGCTCCATAAGTATCTAATTTTGATTGACAAACTACATATCTTTGTTCACTTTCAGGAAATTCAGAAAGCATCTGTGAATCGCCCATACAACGCTGAATAAACTCATCGTTTGTTTCTCTTGGTCTTGGTCTTGGCATAATAAAATAAGTTTAACAAATATAAATAAAAAAGCCCCACTAATGTGAGGCTCTTAATAATAAAATTTTAGATTAGGTTAAAGCATCTAAGTAAGCCTGATTAGTTGCTAAACTTGCTGCTGCATTTACTCTAAAAATATTTGGTGCTTTTGTTTGTTCACCACTTAAAGTAATCATGTATGCAGTTGAATCATTTAACAATATACCTGAACCACCCTCTCCTGCTGTTGCGTTTAATCCCTTTTCAATTCCTAAAACGTAAATTTTTTCATCGTTGCCTTCCATGAAAACAACAACGTCATCAGCGTTTGCTAATTGATTAAGTGCTTCTAATTCGCTTGGAGTTGAATAATACAAAGCCATCATTGCTGTATGGTTAAATGTATTAATATTCTCACCAGCAGTTAAAGGAAATGCAAAAGAATTTTTATCACGCTTTCCCGTGAATGTATAAAGTTTAGAAGGTAAAGAACCTACAGTTGCCATTGAAACAGTATTTACATATCCGTTTGAATCAGTAGTGTAAGTAATATTACCTTTCAAGCCAATCCAAACACGCTTATTAACGCCACCTACTTTATTAAGTGCATCACACGCTGGATTAATTCCGCTTATTAAGTCATTACAATTTGTTGCCATTTTTTTATTTAATTAAATTGTTAAGGGAGTGTTTCCACTCCCATTAAATTAGAATCCTGCGAATACGTTTAACTCACCGAATGCATAGTTATAACCAGCTTTGTAACGCAAACGTGTGTAGTTTTTGTCATCTGTTTGGTCATACCACATTTGAACCTGTGAAGTAGAAGTTAAGGTATCTGTAGCCAAATAATGATTATCAGCTTTTGTTAAGATAGCACGATAAGGAGTTGCTGCAACTGCTGGTGAACCTGTTGCAAAATCAGTCGCAATGTATTTGTCTAAAACTCCTAAAGATACCATTGGAATACCTCTATAAGTAATTCCAGTTAAACCATTAACTAAAGCATTTCTTTGCTCAACAATACCATAAGCAGTTGATGAAAGATATTTAACCCATGCTTTGTAAATGTTATCAGTAACTAATAATACTTTTTGAGAATCTTCAATGAATTTTAATTCATAAGGTTGTACATCGTAAATTTTAGAATCTAAAGTATTAACGATGTTTGAAGTATTAATATCACTTGCAGAAACAGTACCACCATAAACAGTACCATCGCCAGCTAAGTAACCAGCTTTAATCTTTTTGAAAACACCATCAAATTGAGTGTAATCGCTATTGCTTAAAGTTGTATCACCTAAGAACATAACTCTAAATAAATCACGTGCTGCAGCTTCAGCAACTCTTTCAAGTACATAAGCTTCAATTTCTGTTCCTGTTAAATCATTAATATCAGCACCTTTTTTTCTTACGATTTCAGCAATCGTTGAATCAAATACTGCTGCACATTGTTCTAATTGTGCTTGCATATTTGCTACTGACAAAGTAAATGAACTAACTGCAATACCAGTTCCTGTTTCGGTATTTTGACAAGTTGTAAATTTCTTTGTGATTTTATCCAAGTAATTGTCTTTGTACATAATCTTATTAGATTGTACATCTTCAACTAATTGAAATCCTAATTGGTCTACTCTTGCATAACCAGCAAGTTTTTTCATAACCAATTCTCTAAATTCTGATTGTTTACCTGTATAAGTTGTAAACGAAGTAACTACTGCCATTTTGTTTTGTTTTTAGTTTTTAATTTTGATTTTTTATTTTATTAATTGCCCATGCTCCAAATGAATTGTCGCTTGTAGCTTCTTTCTTAGTAAATTCTTGTTCGCTTGCTTGAAAGCTTGAACCTTTACCAATAACCACTTTCTTAAGTGATTCAAATTCGTTTTTAAATGCATTAAATTCTGTTTCTGCTTTTGACTTGTCAGCCTTTACAGATTCTAATTCAGAAGTTAAACTTGCTTTTGTTGCTTCTAATTCTGAAATCTTAGCAATCAAATCTTCCATTTTAGTTTCTTCCTCACCTTCATGCTTTTTAGCTTCCGCTTCTACAACTTCAGTTACAACACCACCAGCAATTTTAATTACACGATTATTTGCATCTGTATAATCCCCATCTGGAGCTGGACTTTCGTTTCCTTCAGCATCTAATAAATAAGCTGACTTTCCTGTTAAATCTTCTGTTTCAGATTCAACGTATAATAATACTTCATTTCCGCTTGCATCCTTAACTGGCATTTCCATGTTTAATGTAACACCATTTATCATTGCAGCTAACTTCGTGAATGACCTTTTAATCCACGAAACTGATTGCTCGTTTTTATTCATTTTTATTTGTTTTGGTTTATTTTCTGTTGCTACAAATGCAACTAATTTATACGGTTTGTAATTTACGCTTGTTGTTATTATTTCATTTGCAAAACCCATTTCAACTGCTTGTGTACTTGTTAAGTCGGTAGCCTTTTGCATCAATGGTTCTAATTGCTCAATCGCTGTTCCTGTTTGCTTTGAATAGAAATCTAAAATCTTTTTTTGTTCAGCTTGTAAACTTTCACCTAAACTGATTAAGTCATCCGCTTCCATTGGAGTCGGTGAGTCAGGTTGCCAGTAAGGATTGTGAATAAAGAAACGTGAATTTTCATGCAACTTTCTTACATCGCCAGCCATGAATATAATAGTTGCTATTGAGCCAACCATTCCTTCGCCTATTGTAGTAATTTTTTTTCCGCTTGTTTTTAGTTTATCATAGATTGCCCACCCTTCAACTACCGAACCGCCACCACTATTTATTGCAACATGAATATCAGTAACGTCTGTTTCTAAAGAATCTAAAAACTTTTTAAGCGCAGATAAATTAAAGGTTTCACCACCACCGAATAAAGAGATTAAGTCTGCTCCTCCAATGTAACCTTCTATATTTAATTTTGCAACTTTCATATTATTATGTAAATTTATTCAAAGTAAAAAATTTATATTTGCTTTTTATTATTACTTAATATATAAATGTCAAAGAAACCCAAAAATTATAAAGTATATCAGGTTTGTTTAGGCTCAACTACATTGCATAAATTTGAATGTGATTTAACAGATAGTGAGCAAAGAGCATCTGCAAAAATTCGTGATATACTTAAAGACTATTATAAAGACAAAGAACCTTTCGGCTGGAAAGATTACGTTAAGAAATTAAAGTGAACTTACATTAACTGCTCTTTGTACGCTTCCTTGCGTTTTATTTATATCAGTTACCCTCACAACTGGATTAGGCATACTTTCAATAAATTTTTGCATCATAATTTGATTTTCCAACATATTAGTTGTTTCCATTCCAGCACTCCTTCCTGTAAAACCACCATCAAACATACCGCTTATATGTGGCATTGGATTACTCATTCCTAACCTCATGTTTTCTAATTGCCCTGCAAGTGCAGAACCTTTACTTGTATTTAAAACTCTTGAAGGTACAACGTATTCGTCCTTATGATAAGTGTAACTTTTACTTCCTAAGTTAGTAGAAACTTCATGTGGATTTCCTTCGCCTGTATAACCGCCTTCTTCAAATGAATTAACAATTTGTTTTGCTTGTGCCATATTTGAAGTAATTGCTACCAAACCAGCTGCTAACTTTGCATACGCTGCTATACCACCAGTCATTATATTATCAGGTGAAAGTGCTGAAAATGAGGTTGCGACTAAGTTAGATATTGCCATCCCTGTATTAGTTGCAATTTGAACAAGTGATGCAACTTTTTGTAATTGCTTTTGTTTTTCTTGGTCTTTAGTTAAAGCCATTCCAATATTAACTGCAACTTGAGCATAAGAGCCCAATAATGCTATATCAGCATCTCTAATTTTTTTCTTATCTTCTGCCTTTTGTTTTTCTAAATCTAATTCCTTTTTTGCATACTTTGCGTTTATTGATGCATATTCAGTGCTAAATTCATCTAATCCTACTAATTCTTGTTGTCTTTGTAAGTTTATAATTTCTTTTTTAATATCATATTGTTCCTCTAAATTATCAAATTGTTTATCGAATAAGCCTTGGTCTAATTTTTGTAACTCTGCAATTTCAGCCTCTTTACCACCTATTGCTATATCGTATATTTTTTTTACACCTTTTAATTGTTCTTCAATCCTTGCTTTATCAAGTTCTTTCATTTTAGTATCAAATTCAACCTGAGCTTTGTATCTTTCCTCATAAGTTGCATTTTCATTTTCTAAAACTATTTTTAATTTATATTCTTCTAATTCAATTTCATCTTCAACCGAACTTTCATTTAATAATTTTTTTTCTGCAATTTTAGTTTCATAAAAAGAAATTTCTTCTTCCTGATTTCTTTTAACACCTTCTAATAATTCTTTATGTTTATCAGCTAATTCCTTTAATCTTTTTAATTCTTCCTGTGCTGCTTTTTCATCTTTATCTTTTTTCTCTTTAGCAGCTTCAGCATTTATTTTTCCTATTTCAATGTTAGACGCCTGAATAATATTTTGCTTTGCTTTTTCATGGTCGCTTAATGCTTTTTGATTTATTCCGTTATTTGATGTTATTATTTTAAATTGTTCATCTAATGTTTTTAATCTTTCATCACGTTCTTTTTTTAAATCAAATATTGCATTTTGTGATGATGATTGTCTTGATTTTATTAGTGTTTCCTCAGAAGATTTTAAACTATCATAATAATCTTTTGAATTTTTCCTTTGTATTTGTCTAATTTTTTCTTCCTGCGCTGCTCTATCACCAGTTGCAGTAACTAATTCTTTTTGTAGTTTATCGTATTGTTCTTTTTCCTCTTTATTTAATTCACCTTTTTTCTTTGCAAGTCCTTTTAATGTATTTAACTCATTCCATTTTGTTAGCTCAATAGCATCTAATTTTTCTAATTCTAATTTTTCTGTATCTTTTCCAGCGGCAGCAGCTAATTTTATTTCAGCATCGTATCTTGCTTCAACTAATTCTAGTTGTTTTTCTAAACCTTCAATTATAATTTTACTTGTTTTTTCAGCTTGTTTATTTGTCAAGCCTAATGCATCTGTTAAAGCAAAAAAAGCATCGGTTACTAATGTTACAAGTCCGTCAATTATTCCAAACTTTTCAATTAACCTTCCTAATATATCAACTAATAGAAATATAGGCAAAGCTTTCATTGATGCTCCTAAGCCTTCTAAACCGATTTTAAATTTATCTAAATCAACATTAACAACTGATTCACGAAGTAAATTCATTGAAGCTGTTAATCGTTCAACACCACTACCTTTAAAAGCGTTAGTTGCATCTTTTACGTCTTCTAATTTATCTTTTAATTGTGCTAACTTTTGAGCTGCTCCTTCCTCACCACGAATAACTGCAGCACTATATTCTTTTATTTGTTCTCTTAATCCTTTTATGGTGTTAGCTTCCTCAATTGCACCCTGTATTCTTTTTTGAAGTAATGAAGGGATTTTTTCTTCTATTGCTTGTCTTTTATTTTCAAGTTGTATTCTTTCCTGCAATAAAACTTTATGAAGTTTACCGCTTGTATTTACTTTATCTAAAGCATCTTTATTCTCTTTTATCTGTTGTTTTAATCTTCCATAACTTCCTTCAGCAAATTTTGCTGCACTATTAATCCCACCTAAAGCGTTTGTGTTTGCTTTTAAAGCATCATTCTGTTTCTTTATTTCAGCAGTTAAATCTTTACCAGCCTGTTGTGCTTTGTAATATTCCTCACTACCAATTGCAGCTTCCTTATATGTGTTTTTTATTTGTTTTAATTCATTTTCTAAACGCTTAATATTATTTATAGTTTCGTTTAGATTTACTTCAAATAGTTTAACCTCTGCCATGTTAGTTTATTTTTATTAATTCAACTTTTGTACTTTCATTGGATGTATAGTCGAATTGATTTATTTTGCTTAAAAAGAAATATGAATTGAATTCTGAAATGTAGATAGGATAAAAATAATTTAGATTTATAATATCTAAAATGTTTAACCTAATATCTGCCTTTACTATTTTTAATTGCTGTAAGATTGCAATTAAATCAACTGAATAATCTAATTGGTTTGATGAAAAGCCAGCTGAATAAGGTTTGCTGTTATCAATAAACCAAGTCATAGGAATGTTACTTGAAACTATTGTGCTTGTTGTTCCATCTGTATAAGTAATTGAAAAATTATCTTTGTACTGGTAACAAGTTCTTGAAGTAACTCCGTTTTTAAAACTCGCTGTATCTATTAAAGAAACACCATCATGCAAATTAATATAAACTACTTTCCTATTATTTAAACGCTTTACTGTTTCGCTTGGTGCAAATGGACTTTCATAAAGATTTTTTTCTACTTCTAAGTTTTGATTATTAATTAAAATTATTCCATTACTTCCGTTTGGTATTGTATCAACAAATTTATCATCTTTATGTTGTATTAAATTTCTTTGTCCGTATGAATCAATTTTAAATTCAATTGAATGGTCATCTGTTTGGTCTAATTTATCACTCCAATCTACAGCAAACGGAATATTATTTTTTATTTGTGAAAACTCAAATAGAGTAACCTTTTTATTATCCTCATCTACTATTGGCACTAAGCAATAACGAATACAAGTATCTTTAAATAAATCGCTTTGCTTTATATCTGATAAACAATTATTTGTGCTAACTATACCGCCAAACGAAAGTCCTTCGCCTAATTTAACCTCAAAGGTATCACCATTACTTGTGTTTGTTGAAAATTGATTTATTACTCTTGAAGCGAAAAAGTTTGCATCGTTTCCACCATTCGCTGCTGTAAAATAACTAATGCAGAAACATTCTAAATAAACTTGGTCTCCAGCTTCTAAAGTTACTTCCTTTGTTAAATTAATTGCATCGCTAAAATTAATATTTACTAATCCATCTGTTCCGCTTATAACAGTTGAATTGGTATAAATGTTTGTTGTCGTGTGTATTTGTGTTTGTACGTTATTTATTTTTATAATCCAATTAATTACATTCTTAACGTCAAATCTTGGAATATCGTTTACTGATTCATTTGGTCCGTTCTTCCAATATACTTTATGATTATAATTAATGTTTAAATCTAAATTAATATTATGTATTCCATCAACTCCAGCAATGTAATAATGGTTTCCATTTGCATTAGTTGAATATCTATCAGGATTGCCTTCTATTAAAGTATTAAAGTTAAATTGATTTATTGTACTTCCTGAATTACCAGCGTTGTTTCTGTATGTAATGGAAATAAATTCTCCATAAGTTGCTGGTGTTCCTACAATTTCAAATCCCCTCATTACTTGCATGTTTCTTTCAGCACCTTTGTAAGTATTCGCATCAATGGTTTCTTGGTCGTTTTTTAAATCATTCTTTGAAGTCGGCAGAATATCGTTGTTGTAAGCATCAACACTTGTTTCAATATTATTGACTAAGGTATATCCAGCATCTTCGCAAATAGCTTCTATTAATGTTTTACGAAAGAATGAAGGTAATAATAAACGAACATCAACTGTTGTTGTTGCAGTTGGCATTCCATTGTAATCTATCATTGGAAAATAAATACCAGCTGTTGCATTTCTTAAAGATATTACATTCGCTAAATTCCAAACTGATTTTAAAGTTGGATTGTTTACTAAATCAATTTGGTTAATACTTTTATTCTTTATGATTTCATAGAAACCAGCATTGCCAGTAAAGAATTGTAAACTAATATCGTTGTCAATTATTTCAATAGAAACAAAACCACGCTTAAATAAAAATCCATCAATTAATATTTCACAATTTAATCTTTGATAAGGTATTAATGTATCTGAATTAAGAAAATCGGAATAACCTAATATCTGTAAATTTTTATTTGTTTTAGGTATCTTAAATGTATTTGAATATTCGCTTTCTCGCTTTGTAATATCTTCAATGTTAATTAAAGAAAATGATTGCACGACTTTTTCCTCATCGTATAAATCAATGATTTCATTTTGTATTTTAATTTCGAGAATAGCCACATTTATTGTCTTTGTATGTTTAACCTTTCAGCATATAAAAAGTTCATTGATATTTCATACATATTTTCTTTTGTATTGTATTTTTCAAATGAACCAATATCTAATATTAATGGAATGAATACACCATTTATAAACTGCCAGCATTGTATTGAATATCTAAGAGTATCTAAAAAGTCTATTTGGTTTTTACTTATTCCTGTAGCGTAAACTTTAAATCCGTTATGCACATTCTTTATTTCAGAATACCTTTTAATATCGTTTGTAATGTAAGTTGATTTCTTGCCTACTTCAACATTAAAATCTTTTCTTTGACTGAATATAAAGTTACCACGACCGCCTTGTCTATTT